ACGTAAAGTTTCATAAAATTTTTTTTGTTCTTCATTCATTTCAATATATCGTTTTGAATAAAGTTTTTTTGGTAAGTCTAAACATTCATCTTTAGTTACACGATAAGAAAATTTAGATAATTTTTTTTCTAGTTCATCAATATGAATATAGTATTTAGGTATTTCCGTATACTTTCCGTTACCTAAATCTAATTTGTGTGTAACACAATATCTGTTTCTAAAAGTATAGTAACTAGAAAAACCTAAATGTTTTTCATCTAAAAAATTACATTGAGTATATAAATCTAATGGTGATTTAGTTACAGGAGAACCTGTAAGTATTCTTCTATACTTAGAATATTTTGCAAGTTTAAGAACATTACGAGTTCTAATGGCTTTATGATTTTTAATAGTAGTAGACTCATCTACAATAGTTAAATTATTAGGATGACTTGTTAAAAAATCTAATGCACCTTTTAATCCTCTAGGAGTTGATAAAGCTTCTACATTCATACAAAAGATTTTTAATTTACCTTTTGTGTCAAAAGATTTTTGTATTTGTTTTGGTTTATCTATGTTCCAAGCATAAATTTCATATTCAACATCAGGAGACATATGTTTATTAATTTCGTCTACTGACCATACAGTGTAAACTGATTTAGGTGCTAATATTAATACACCTGAAATACCTTTATGAATTCTTAATAATCCTATGTTGTCTATGGCAACTTTAGTTTTACCTGTACCCATTTCCATAAAGAAAGCATAGGTCTGTTTATCCCAAGAGTTATCAAGACAGGTTTTTTGATGAGAATAAGGTTGTGTTTTAAAGTTAAACAAGTTCAACATAGTAGTTGACAATATAGTTTAATAGTCTATAAAGTCAAGTTCAAAGGAGGTCATATTTATGAACCTAGAACAACTAACAACTATAAATATAAAAACTGACGAAGTAAAAGAAATATCTCAGGCTTGTCAAAAGCTAACTTCACAGAATAAAAAAGTTGAAGATCTTCAAAACCTGTTAAAGCAGGAAGAAGAAGAGGCTAGACGTTTATCTGAAGAGGTAATACCAACGCTTATGCAACAAGCAGGAGTGTCTTCTATTAAACTAGAGGACGGCTCATCAGTTGAAGTTTCTCCTTACTACTATGCAAAAATCCCAGAGGATAAAAAAGGCGAAGCCTTTGATTGGCTACGTCAAAATAACTTTGGTGATCTGATAAAAAATAATGTATCAGTATCATTTGGTAAGGGTGAAGATTCTAATGCAGCTGAGTTAAAGGCTATGTTAGAAGCAAAAGGTCTGGTCGTAGACCAAAAACAAGACATCCATTGGCAGACTCTTCGAGGATTTGTTCGAGAACAAATGGAGAAGAATCAAAACATACCATCTGAAATGTTTGGATTGTATGTTGCTAATAGAACAAAAATAAAAATGAACAAATAAAGGAGAACAAATGGCAAATAAAAGCACAGCCACGAAAACTTCGGTAGCAGTAAAATCTGCTGGAGTTGCGCCTATGATTGCAAACTTAGAACAGTTTGCTGGCGCTGGTGCGGAAAATATATCTTCAAAAGATGTATCTCTTCCGTTCCTAAAAATCCTGACTAATAATTCACCGCAGGTAACTCAAGGTGATTCAAAATATATTAGTACAGCAAGACCAGGAATGATTATTAATTCCGTTTTAAACAAACTCTATGATGGAGTAAACGGTTTTAAAGTAGTTCCTTGTTTCTTTAAATTCGAATATGTAGAGTGGGCAGACAGAGGTACTAAAGATTCTTTAGCACCTGTTAACTCATATCCTGCTGATTCGGATATAATGTCAAAAACAAAAAGAGGTGATGATCGTAAAGATAGATTACCAAGTGGTAATTATATTGAACCTACTCACTATCACTATGTGTTAGTTGTAGACGAAAACGATCAACCTTCTGAAACTGCGGTCATTGTTATGAAAGCTACTCAGGCTAAAAAGTCTAAGAAGTGGAATTCAATGATGTTGTCTCAGAGACGTAAAGGAGCTAAAGGCTTCTTTCAACCACCGACTTGGTCTCAAATATATAAATTGAGAACAGTTCTAGAAAAAAATAATCTAGGTTCTTGGTATGGTTGGGAGATTGAACACGATAAGGACATTCCTAATGACACGTTAATGAATGCTGCTATGGCATTTTATGACACGTGTAAAAAAGGTAATGCCAAAGTCAACCTTACCGAAGATCAGCAAGAACAAACAGGTATGAAAAATCCATTCTAATGAGTTCACTAGATTTTTTTAGTAAACTTTTTGGTGGATTAAAATCAGCCTATGGTACCTACGAGCTCAATGGAGCTCGTAGGGAAAATGGTAAAGCTGAAGGAAAAGCTTTAACTAAAAAAGGCGAAGTAACTTTAGAATTATTTAAGAAACATTTATCAGGAGAATTAAGTTTAGGTATTGTACCTATTATGGAAGATAACAACTGTAAGTGGGGTTGTATCGATGTAGACAAATATAATGGTTTTAATCCTGTAACTATTATTGAGCAGATTAGAAAATTAAAATTACCTTTATTTCCATATAGATCAAAGTCAGGTGGATTACATATTTTTTTACACGTTGACGGTGTAGTTCCCGCAACGGATATGATTGATAGACTTACTGACTTTGCAAGTAGATTAGGTCTAGCTGATTGTGAGATATTTCCAAAACAAAGAACAATCAATGTAAAGTTAGGAACAATAGGTAATTGGTTAAACTTACCATACCATAATGCAGAATTAACAACACGACACGCAATAAACGATAACGGCCACTCGATACCGATAGAGGATTTAGAGAAAGCAGTTAAACCTTATTTAGTTAAACCTGAAGATTTTTATAAAATTAAGATAGAAGATTTAAAAGACGAGGATGATTTATTTAATCAGTATCCTCCTTGTGTACAAAACTTTATTAAGAATGCAGTAGAGGAAGGTGGACGTAATGAAGCTTTATTCAATGTTGGGGTCTGTATGGTTAAAAGATATGGTAAAGATGGCCCTTGGGAACACGAACTAGGTAAGATAAATGATAACTGGGGTGAACAAGCTTATCCACCAGGAGAATTAAAAGCTACAGTTATTAAAAGTTTAAATACAGAAAAAGAATATAATTACAAATGTAAAACAGATATTGCTAGAAAATTTTGTAATCAATCTGAATGTGTTAAAAGAAAATTTGGTATAGGTAAAAACAATTACAGTTTCTCTGTAGACTCTTTTCAAAAAATAAATACTAAACCGCCTAAATATATTTTAACTATAGATAAAAAACCTGTGAGACTTACAGGTCAACAACTATGTCAACAACAATTATTAAAAACAGAATTGTTTGATTCTGACATTGTATGGAAAACAATGGAGAAGGAACAATTTAATATGTGGTTAAACTATCTTAAAGGAATGCAATCGGATGTAGAAGGATATGACTTTACAGATGATGACAAAGATGAGTTTCAATATTTATTTAAACATTTTCTTGATGATAGCCAAATTGCAGATGATATATCACAAACACAATCTGATTATATTTTTATTGAAGGAAGTTTTGTTTTCTTTAGAGCAGAAGTATTTAAAAAATTTTTAAAAAAAGATGGTAACAATTTAAAACGAGATGAAGTAAAAGAACTATTAATTGATAATGGTGCTGAATATGTGAGAGGCCATAATGGATACAAAGCTAGACTATGGAAAGTACCTAAACCAGCGCAGGAAGACGTAAAGGAACGTAATGTTACATTCAAACAAAGCCTCCCAGGATTCGACCCAGATTCACAATAAAAGTTTTAAGATTTTTGGTCCACCAGGTACAGGTAAAACAACTAGATTAATTAAGATTGTTGAGAAACATCTTAGATTAGGTGTGCAACCATTTGAAATGGTTTATGTATCTTTCACAAACAAAGCAATTGATGAAGCAGTAGACAGAGTTGTAAAAAAATTTAAACAATACAAAGAAGATGATTTTTCTAATTTTAGAACTATTCATTCTTTTTGTAAAAGACAATTTTCAGGACTACCTGTACTAGATCCTAGAACGGATATGTTGAAATTTCATACTGACTGGGGAACTATCAGTGCAAACTTTTCAGAAGAAGATGCAAATCAAAAAGTATTTAATAATTGGTCACTTAGAATATATGACAAAGCTAGGAATATGTTAGTAGATCCTATAGATCTATATAAAGCTGAACCAATTAAGAAAGTAAGATTAAATCAATTTACAGATATAATAAGAAACTATGAGAAGTTTAAAAAAGATAACAAGATGGATTTTACTGATATGGTTGAGAAATATGTAAAAGAAGTTAATCCACCTAGCTATAAAGTATTTATTGTAGACGAAGCACAAGATTTAACTCCATTACAATGGTTATTTGTGGAAAAGGTAGCTAAACAAGCTAAAAGAGTTTATTTAGCTGGAGATGACGACCAGGCTATTTATGAATGGAATGGTGCAAAGGTTAGATGTTTTTTAGATTTTCCAGGTAATATATTTGTTTTAAATAAATCTTACAGATTAAATGAAACAATACTAGAATTTTCTAAAGAGATACTGCAGTTTATACCTGAAAGACAAGAGAAGAACTTCTACTCTGTAAATAAAGATCAAGGAACTATACATACTTATAGTAGATTTAGTGAGATACCTTTTGATTCGTTGAAAGGAACTTGGTTTATTCTTGGTAGAGTTGGTGACAATGTTGAAGAATTAAAAGAATATGCAAGAGCTAAAGGCCTATACTTTCAAGATATGAAAGGCAACAAATCATTTAATATTAATAAATGGAACGCTATAAGCCATTGGAATAAGTTAACCGCAGGGGAAACTATTACAAGAGAAGAGGTAGGTATTTTATATGATTTTATAGAAGAAATTAAAAAAGGATGGCGTAAAGTAGATAACAAAGCTTGGGACAAAGTTCATCCGAATCAACCTCTAGATTTAGGATATTTAAAAAAAGAATGTGGATTAGAAACACCTCACAAAGATTGGTGGAAGGTTTTAAACAGGAAATTTACGACTAGAGACTTGGATTATTTTGAAAATATGATAAAAAGAAACATTCAATTTAATGAGAATGCCAAAATCATTATCGATACTATTCATTCCGTTAAAGGGGGAGAAGCAGACAACGTATTATTATATGAGAAATCTAATTGGCCATCTAATTTTTCAACAAAAAACAATAAAGAGAAAATGGCTGAAGCGCGTGTGTGGTATACTGGTATTACGCGCAGTAAAAAGTCCTTACATATCCTCTCAACTGATCATACATACTTTTTTCCTTTGGTTAGTTTGGCATCTCGTTTCAACAGGAAGGTTATAAATGACAAATAAAAATATGTTTGATGAAGTATTTCCACAAGACAGGCAGATAGGCGGAAGTCACTATAAAAATTTTCGCATTCAGCCGTATGAATTTATATCTAAAAATAATCTTAGCTTCTTCCAGGGGAACGTTGTGAAGTACGTTTGTAGATATTTATCAAAAAATAAGATAGAAGATTTACAAAAAATAATTCATTATTGCGAACTAGAAATTTTAAAATTAAAAGATGAAAAAACCAAATCCTCTAGCAAATAATTTTTCTGTAGATACTACAGCTTTAAGTTACTCAAAATAATGACAACTGAACTTGTATTTAATCAAACAGAAACAGATTGGACAGCTCCAGAAGCTTATCCTGATTTATCAGATAGGTCTATTATAGCTGTAGACTTAGAAACAAGAGACCCAAACATTAAAACTAAAGGCCCAGGTTGGGCAACTAAAGACGGAGAGATCGTAGGTATTGCAATAGCTGCAGATGGTTTCAAAGGTTACTTTCCAATTGGACACGAAGCTGGAGGTAATATGGATAGAAATATTACTATGCGATGGTTTAAAAGTTTAATGGAAAATACTGTAGACAAAGTATGTCATAATGCTTCTTACGATATAGGTTGGACACGTTCTCAAGGAATAAAACCTAACGGAAAAATTTTAGATACAATGATAGCAGGAGCTTTAATTAATGAAGATAGATTTAGTTATTCATTAAATTCATTAGCCTTTGATTATCTTGGAGAAATAAAATCAGAATCACAATTAAAAGAAAAAGCAGATGAGTGGGGTTTAGATGCAAAACAAGATTTATGGAGATTGCCTGCAAGTTATGTTGGTCCATATGCTGAACAAGATGCTGAACTTACATTAAAACTTTGGAATCGTTTTAAGGTAGAAATAGAAAAACAAAACCTATCTAATATATTTAATTTAGAAACTACACTTACTCCTATTCTTATAGAGATGAGAGAACACGGTATTCGTGTAGATTTAGACAAGGCTACTGACCTAAAAACTCAATTTATTAATGAAGAGAACAAAAAATTAGCAGAGATAAAAAAGCTTTCAGGGGTTGATGTAGAGATCTGGGCTGCTGCCTCTGTAGCAAAAGCTTTTGATGCACTAAAAATAAGCTATCAGAGAACGGAAAAAACTAAAGCTCCTAGCTTTACTACAAACTGGTTATACAATTGTCCTTACCCAATAGCAAAATTAATTAGAGAAGCTAGAGAAATGAATAAATTTCATTCTACATTTATTGATTCTATATTGAGATACGAACACAAAGGTAGAATACACGCAGAGATCAATCAATTAAAATCTGATTCAGGTGGCACAGCCACAGGCAGACTATCAATGTCAAATCCAAACTTACAACAGATACCTGCTCGTAATAAAGAATTTGGTAAACAAATTAGATCATTGTTCTTACCTGACGAAGGTAAACGTTGGGGTTCGTTTGACTATTCGCAACAAGAACCAAGATTAGTTGTGCATTATGCTGCATCGGTTGATTCAGGTTTTGAAGGATCGTTTGATTTAATTAAAGCATATGAAAGTGATGATGCAGACTTCCATCAAGTTGTTGCTGATATGGCTGGTATTCCTAGATCACAAGCTAAAACAATTAATTTAGGATTATTTTATGGAATGGGTTCTGGTAAATTAGCTAGAGAACTAGGTATTGAGGTAGATCAAGCTAAACAAATTTTAGCTGAATATAATTCTAAAGTACCTTTTGTAAAACAATTATCAAATAGATGTATGGCAACTGCAGATAAAAAAGGTTGTATTGTTACCATTAGAGGAAGGCACTGTAGATTTGATAGATGGGAACCAAAGACATTTGGTATTCATAAATCTATGACCAGGGAAGAAGCTGAATCTAAATATGATAGAGGAATGATTAAGAGAGCAATGACTTATAAAGCTTTGAATAGACTTATCCAAGGATCCGCAGCAGATCAGACTAAACAAGCAATGATAGATTGTTATAACAAC